TAATAATAAAGAATGGTTGCTATAGCCCCATAATAATCAAGATCAGCATAAACAACCTTGCCAGCTTCAAGAGCGTTATAAACCTCATCAAAAGTCATTGTTGCTGTGACTTCATTGATGTTTTCACCGGTTATGACATCAACCCCAGCTTCACCGTATACAGTGAAATACACAGTGCCGCTTTCCCCGGTGTCACCCTTTGCGCCTTTGGGAATTCCAAGATTCAACCTAGGATTCTCAGCCGTGCCGGTAATGGATGCCGTTGCAGATGCTCCCGGCTCAAGAGTGCTGACAGTGCCAATTGCAAAAGCCGGTGTTGCACCGGTATCACCACTATCACCTTTCGGGCCTTGCTCACCTTCAGGAATACCGAAAGTCAGATTGACCGCACCGGTGTCAGGGTCAACGCTCTTTGTGACGGTTGCTTCTGATCCTGTCGTGAGCGTATTGGCATCAACACTCATATTCTGGATTGCCTGTGCGGATTCTTCTGCGTCCTGTGCCGCCGCTTCAGAACGATCAACAGCCGTATTGAGCGCATCAATAGCCTGTTCAATGATGTCTTTCTGATCACCGCTCGGCTCAATGCCATCCTGTGGCGGTCTGTTATAAACGTTTATAGTCAGCTTATACGCAGTCTGTTTTGAATCTGGATCAACCGTAACAACATAACAGTCAATCGGTCTGCCAGACCAAAAGTATTTTGCCGGGATTTCAACTTGATTATCCTGTCCAAGATACCGCTCGGCAGTGCTGTCACCAGTATTGGCAAAGTGACATTCAAATGCAGTTGGGAGCGTGATATCATCAAAGCTGATAATCTGCCCTTCATCATACTGCCATTTGAGTGTGATTGTCTTTCTGGTTACACAGCCAAAAGAAACGTTGATAATGTTGTTTGCCATTGTCTCACCTCAAATACATAAATGAAAAATAAAGTGTAGAACCTGACGCAAGTGTATACGTACCACCGTTGCCATCCATATGACGAATCTGTATTGCTCCTTGTGTTGGGAATATAACAGCCACGCCGTTTCTTCCAAGAACACTTGACCAAACAGTTCCAAATACCATATCATTCGGTGTTGATTGCGGTCTAAAATCTGTTGCAATTGTTGCGATATCGTAATAAGAAAGCCCACCAAGTGCATTAACTTCAAGATCACGGTTTAACTTTGCAACAAAATCAAGGTTGTACAATCTTCCGGTTCTTGAACACTGTGCGCTTGTGACCGTTGCAGTTGTTCCATCATAGCTTGAAAACAGTCTGCTTAATGTGTTTACAATTGTGAGATTTGCGGCAGAAGCAAACACGCTTTTGACAAGGTTCAATGCCGTGATTTTCTTTGTTGCCCCACCAGATTCAAAGGGAACTAAATCACCCGATGCCGCTGTTGTTGCGGCTGGCAGATCACCAATCTTCATTTTTTCATCTCCAATTCTGTAATACGCTTTTCAAGTTCTTCAATCTTCTTGGCCTGTTCTTGAATAAGTGCAAGCATACCGGGAATGATTCGCCGCTCATCCCATGATTCGACTTCACCGGTTTCAGGATGGTGAATAGTGGCAGACGGATAAACCGCTTCAACTTCTTCGGCAATAAAGCCGGGAAGTGTTTTGCCTTTCATGTCCTGATACTGTAGCTTGTCATAATCTTCCTTGTATTCGAACTGACGAACAGGAAGAAGCAACAGCCGATGCGGATCAAGATCGTCATAAATCAGATCTTTGATGTTTTGCTTATACCGTCTGGAAGACGATGACGAAAGCTGAACGGTTCTACCACAAAAATCAAGAGCCACAATAGAACCGCTTACAATTCCCTTCAAATAACAGTTTGTTTCACCCATTACAAAAGCGTTTCTATTGATTGATAACCCCGGTTCAGATGACAATATATTGTAATTCTGATTGTTAATATGTACGCCGTTATTAGTAATATATACAAAGGGTGCTTCCCATTCTTGACCGCTTGAACCGTATTGAATATTAGATATTAACGATATTTGACCAACACCGACATAGATGTTTGTTGCCCAGTAACCATATTGCGGAAGATAAGCATTTGAAAATTTGAATCCGTTTTCCTCAATCTGAAAGAAAAATTTTGGCGTTGCGTTTGTTACGTCACAACCCATCCAAGTAAAGTCATCATCAATTGTTTCTTGCAAGAACCATTGTGTACCGTTGACGTTTGATATATAACCACGCTGATGACTTGTGTTTGCTTTCCCGGTCGATTCAGCAACAATCCTACTTACACCGTCATCCGCAACAAGACCAATGTAATTGGCTTCACTCCCATCGGTTGCACCATAAGCAACCTTCAGGCCGGTTGCGGTATATTGTGATATCTGACCATTTGTAACATTACCAAAATGATACGTAAAATTACCCATCTTCGCACGGTAATTCGTACCGTTTTTCATGGTGATGTTACCTTGCAGATTCATTTCACCGGTCAACATATTCCAAGTATTTATACCGGCATCATCTGACAATATACCGGCTTTGATGAGGTTTGCGGAAAGTACGCCAGCCGTGATGAAATCTGCTACAAAATGACCGTCAATAGTCCATGCCGTTGTGAATGGGCCGTCATAACCGTCAGTTGAAAAGCCAATACCGTTTTGATTGATCCTGATCACGTTGACCGCTGTCATTATGTCATCGGTGTCCATGATGAGGATTTCTTGCGGCTCACCATCTGCATTTAGATTAAACACAACGTGACCGCCAAGACCACCAGTGATCAACTCGGTTGCGTGTTCAATTGCTTGTTCCATTGCTGACCGTGTGACCTCAACTTCGGGGAGCATATTTTCCATTTCATTGTGAACGGTATCAATGATGCTTTGTGCCAGTGTTGTTCTCGGCTCACCCAGATCCATGCTGTCATAGCGTTCAAGCAGAACATTGTAAACGGTCTTGATTACTTTCTGGTTTTCAGCAACAACGCCAAGTTCAGGATAAAAGATTGATACACGGTCACACAGTCCAACACGCTGAAGTGCGGCAACGTCCTCATATTCGGGAGTTTGCCAAAGTTGTACAAAATCAACCGTCACGCTTTCTTTCGGAATCCACGTCGTATTATTTGCAAGGAAGTTTTCAGCGGCTGTCCTCAGTTCTTCTTCTGTCGGTGCGGTTTCAAACCTATCAGAAAAGTCTTTGGCTATTGGGCTATGCTCAATAAATGAAAAGTCAATCTGTACGCCATTTTCGGTTGTGATTATATTGCCATTCTCATCCGTCCACGGCTGAACCTTTGCAACGACAGAGCTTGAATAAACGATCCCTTCAGGAAGAACAACCGTCTCACCGTCTGAGCCAATCCAATATGGTGCAATGGCTGTGTATATGTTACTGCTGTCAAGCTCTTTCTTGATGTCAGAAAGGTTCTTTCCGTATCTGATGGTTACGCCGGAATCAGTGCCACGGTCTACATATAATTTGACCGTCCACTTATCAAATTCATAATCACCCTTGCCGTAAACATCAAGGACAGAACCAGACTGACCGCCAAGCAATGCACGAACGTTCTCAGGATGATCCAGCTTGAATTCGTTTGCGGTAACTTTGTCAGTCCAAAACGTAAACGGTTGTTCGTTGTATGTCTGACCTTCAAGCTTCACCATCACTTCAGCGCAAGAAGTTGCAGTAAACGGCTTTGCAATAACATTCTTCAACCGGTATGAGATGTGATGTGCATAGAAGGTAACAACGCCGTTAATCGGCGCGGTATAGCCGTAAATATCAAACGGCTGAATGGTCTTGTGGTCATCGTGAATTACGCCGATAATACCACCGTTATTGATTAGCCAGTTATACCACTTGCCAGTGATTGGATAATCAAATTCACATTCATAGATGCCGTTTCTTTCTTCCGTGACAACACATGAAAGGCAGTCGGAAAGTCTACCGTAACCATTTGTTCCGAATGATGTTGCATTTGTATCAAATATAATCGGAATCATACAGTCCACCACCTTGGCTTTATAACGACTTCCGTTATACCAGTTCCCAAGCTTATGTTATTCACTCCCGGCTTCAGTACCGGGAATTTATAGCCGCTCAGTGTCACAGCGTTATTCAAGCTCTGTGAACCGTAATATGCATCTTGCATCTCACAATCAATGACAACGTTTGCCGTACCTGATGCGATTGTAACAGACTGTGAGCCGATCCCAAGCACACCAGAACCGGTGACAGTAATAACCGGCTGTGAATCAAACAAGGTCGGATTCGTAATTGATCCGCTTGCCGTCAGCGTTGTTTCAGTCTCACCGCTTACCAAGAAGCGTTGCGGCTTGCAAGTGAATTCCAGATCAAATTCCCCAACATCATGCCGGGGTTGAACCTCTACCGACAAAGGCCCGGTAAACGTTGCAAGCCTGAATTCATTTGGATGATAAGAATCAATTAATTGCTTATATCCGATCTGTGACATAAGCATTGCCCTAAAGTTTTTCAAATTCTCGGCAAAGTTGGAATAAATAAAGCAAGGATAAGTCACAGTCATGTTTTGCAGTCTGTAAGACGGCCCAACAATGTCACCATCCTTGCCGGGAATAGCTATGAAATTATAATTCCGGGATGGGGCATTGAAAACCCCATCACCGGAAATATAAACACCATAATCACGGCTGTCGAAGCCGCCAAAGGTTAAGTAATTACGCATAAGCCGTCAACCTCTGATTCCTATACCGTACCAGCACATTTTCAATCTCAAATGCAAGTTCTTTTTCACTCTGGCCCGGTGCGGCATATACGTTGATCACTGGGCCACCAACGCCAGTGCTGACAAGTTCACGCAGTTTGTTCAATCCAATAACGATTTCAGCACCATGACCATCTCCAAAGCCCTTCAAGCCGTTTGGTGTACCCAATACGGTCGGAGATGTGAACATCATTGGATTGTCATAGGCTTTCTTATACCAGTCGATTGAGAAATGCGGCACGGAAGGTGGATTGATGGAAAAATGACCGGATATTGAGATATGCGGCATTTTAAGGTGCGGCAACTCCCAATGGAAATCCATGATGCTCTTCAACCGGCTGACCGCATTTGACACCGCATTTTTGATCTGTTCAAACTTGTTCTTGACCGCACTGAACATCTGTTCAAGCTTGTTCGTTGTGTTCTGCTTAATGGAATCCCACTTGCTTGTAATGCCCTGTTTCAAAGCGTCCATCTTCTGTGAGACTGTTGACTTCATATTCTCCCACTTAGTTGTAACACTTGACTTAAGGTTTTCAACAGTGGTTTCAATACCAAGCTTCAGGTTGTTCCATTTCTCTGTGGCATCATTTTTGAGGTTTTCAATAGTCATTGATACGTTCTCTTTGAGTGATGCCCATTTTTCTGTAACAGAAGTCACAAGATTTTGCGCCGCCGCTTTAACTTCATCCCAGTGACGAATCAATACCACAGCGACAGCAATAATCCCAGCAATAGCAAGCACCCACGGATTTGCAAGCAATGGTGCAAGCTTCATAATTGCACCGATTCCCATTGCAAGCCGTCCACCGATTGAGAGTAACGGCCCAATTGCCATGACAAGACCGGCAATCTTTACGATTGTCTTTTTCTGTGCATCGTCCAGACCGTTAAACTTGTCGATCCATCCTTGTACCTTATCAATAACCGGTTGCAGATATTCAGCCGCCAAGCGTCCAAGAGAAGTCATCAAAACATCAAGAGATGATTTCAGCTTTTCAATTGAGCCACCAAAACCACCCATCATTGCTTCTGCCATTTCGTTGGTTGTACCGGCTGAATTGCTCAAGCTTTTGTTGAGTTTGTTAACGTCTTCCGGTGCGGCATTGATCAGTGCCAGCCAGTTTGACATTTGGTTTTTACCGAAGATAGCAGAAGCCGCCGCAATCTGTTCTTGCTCAGAAAGATTTGCAAAACTGTCATGTAAAAGCTTTTGCACTTCAACGGAATCTTTCATTGAGCCGTCAGCATTGAACACCTCAATGCCAAGTCGCTTAAGTGCTTCAGCCCCTTCTTTTGCCGGTTTCGCCAAACGTGCCATGCCAGTTTTTAAGGCTGTTGCGGCTGTATTTGCGTCAATACCGTTGTTTGCCATGATGCCCATATACAAAGCGGCATCTTGTACGCTATAACCAGCGGCACTAAATACCGGTGCGGCAATGCTCATTGATTCTGATAAGCTGTCAACATCAAGAGCCGAATTATTACAAGCCGCCGCAAAGATATCGGCATAATAAGCAGATTGTTCAAAGCCGTCTTGAAAACCGTTTATTGTAGCAACA